CTGTGGTGCTCATTCGCACTATGGTCTATAACCTAATCCAGAACACGTATTAATTTACGGCACTGGTGTGACAGTATCGTCTTCGAGCTCATCTTGGGAACCAAGGCCTTCGATCTCTCGAAGCTTGGTAAGGAATTCTTCGTCAAGAGTTTTACTTTCGGCGAAAGTCTTCAGAGCTTCCTTTTGAGGTTGCTCAACTTCCACTTCAGATACACTCTGAGGTCCGTTTCCCTTTCGATAAGCAACAAGAGCTGTGGGACTATTCGGGTCTGAAACATCGACAAGGATTCTTGTCTCTATTCCAGATTCTACTGAAGCGGCCTCTACAAGATTATCCTTAAAGGGTTCAGTTTTGACTTTCTGAATCTTCTTTCGAATCTTCTTTGCAGTCGCAACTTCTCCGGTCGGTTTAGTCTTATATGAGCCAGACCTCCAGTCCCATTGACTAGATACTGGTAAATCCACTGACGTGGATCCATCGGATGCTACCCGCCCAAATATACTCAAATCAACATCACTAGTTGACTCAATGGATTGAGCTTTGCTTACCTTGAGAACCTTGCCAAAAGGCTTGGTATCATCAACTTCAGCTGATGATGTGCTGAGTTCTACGGGTGACTCCAACTTCGTCTCGCCATCTCCAAAAGCCCTCATAAAGAGAGTTTGCAGAGACACCTTTTCAGGTGAGTGCGAGGCTTGATTGATGACATCGAGTAGCGTGTTTACCCCAATCCTTTCCATTAGAGGAGCGGGGCCGTTTGTAACCTTGTAAGGTGTATTGGTTGATCCAGGAATCGCATACTTTGCAATAGCATCGTGTAGCTCTTTCTGCCAGCCTTTTACCTTTGGTCGTAGTCCTTCCGTTGAGAAGATCTCAACATTGGCGAGAGCTCCGTCTTGCTCTAGACGGAACCGAGGTTTAAGTGGATAGATCGCTGACTTTGTGATCAGGTGACTGCAGAATTCTGCAATAGTGTCTCCTTCAACACACTTGTCATTGTTAATCTTACCATTATAGGCTTGAACTCTCTCCATATACGCCTCAGCGTATTTACTCTCGATCACAAGATCATCGCCGACGCAGGCATAGCCCTTGTGGCGCCCGATTGTTTTACCAAAACGGGTGTTCTTGCAACAACTAGAAATAGCGTCTTCTGCGATCTGACAGTTCATTAGAGTTAGTACAGGAAAAGACGGTCTTAAACCAAGAGGTTGACCGACTGTCCATGACATCTCATTAACCGGTGCATTCAATATATCGGCTATATAGCCATCGAATGTCCATGGCATTTGAGAACAGTCCTCGAAAAGCTCGAGTGATCTAGATAGCAGTGGATACCTTTCGGTATCGGCGTACACTTCCTCAAAGTATTCATGCAGGAACTTCTTATAGTCCAGCCTATCAGTAGCTGATGACATATCAAAGCTGCTAATCCGGTTGCCCGAACGAAGCATCTGTTGAATGCTAAGCATACCTTTATTCTGATCTTGTACGAAGCTCATGGGATATTCGCGTTGCACGAATTCACTGAGTACCTCACCTAGTGGGATGTTAGCCCATTGAGCGAGACGGTTGGGATTTCCCACTGTTCTCAGCTTGCCGCCTTCTTGTTGAAGGAAGCCGACATTACCAATAGAGTGGTTCATACCAAGTGTATACGTCACGAGGAGTCTATCCTTATGAAGATACGCTAGTTCCAAATCACAAGGATTGGAACCCATGATCGCCTCATCTTCGAGTCTAGGACTCTCCAACTTGGTTTCGATCAACTCGGTCAAACTATTTGACAGTCTATCACGATACGCCACCTCCGACTCATTCGTCTCAGGTAAACCCTCAACGGCGAGCTTCGGATAGTCAATATCGCTCAAGAAAACCCAGATAGCTAGTGGTGTGGTCGATACAGAAAATGCATAGGAAGATAGCAAAGACTTGGGATCCTTCTTATGGGTAAAAGGATCAACCTTTACCTTCATGAATTTCCCAGACCCAGGGATATTTGTTCCAGTAACATCTGAAACATTAAACCAAGGTCGTCCGAGCCACTTCTTCCGCAGATCACTCTCGAGTTTATCGAGCTTATATGAGCTTAAGCTCTTAGTTCGAACTTGAGGATCTGAATGATTTTCGCATCGTACACCGTCCACCCACTTCGTAAGTTGTTTCTCCGTCTCATTCGTGAGAATGAAAGACTTCTTGATTGCACCTGTAACCGCAAAGAATGCTTTGTCAGAAAGACTCCACAATTGCGATCCAAGGGCATCTGCAGGTTCACAACGTCCGTTGTGGTTCTTGTACTTGTACCAAGGAGCATGGTAGTCATGGTTTCCAGACAAATGAGCCTTTCTCCAATCAACCAAACCTGATACGCGTGCAATCACAAACTCTGGTCCGGAAGACTCTAATTGACGCACGATTGTGTTTTCAATTTGGTGTTCCTTCCTAGGCGATAGTCCAATAGATTGAATTGTCTTACAGACTGCGGTTTGTACATCAATCATGATGTATCACTGTCCTCTCTGTGAGATGTTCAGTGCCCGGGTTGTCGACAGACAACGCTATCTACTATCGTAAAGATGGTAGACCGAAATTGGTGACAATGTC